CCTGCTTGAGAACCGTATCCCACTCGGCTTGCTTGAGCCTGACATCTTCGAGAAGACATATGAGGCTGTGGGGGAGCAAGAAGAGTATGACTTCAAGGATGAGTATGAAGAGATAGCAGCGGATAACGTGATGCTTGAGGAGAGGGTCGAGGAGCTAGAGGCGAAGCTGGCTAAGGCGGTTGATACCTTGGAATGGTATGCAGAGCAGGCGCGTCTGTGCCGCCTGATACACAGTGGAGGCGATAGCGGGCGACACGCGTTGCAAGAAGATGGCGGGAACAAAGCCCGCACCACCCTCGCAGAACTGAAAGGAGAGCAAGATGAGTGACTATATTATAGTGGAAGAAGTAATTGAGGACGAGGACGGCAGCGCCAAGATCAAGGTAAACCTGCCAGAGGACACGGTTCAGCTGCTGCTGAACGAGGCACTTGCTTTGGTGCTGCGGTGCGCGGCCTACGGCGTGGACCTGCAGGAAGTATATGACTGGATCGAGGACCGAGAACCATGAACCAAGACAAACTGAACCAAGCCTTTGAGTATACGAAGGATCTGCGCAACGCACTACGAGCCGAGCTGCAGGGTTACGAGCGCGGCGGCCCGACGCCCAGCGTGTATGACATCCAACGAGCTTTGGATTTGATTGTGAAAGAAGGAGAGACCCAATGACCCTACCTCAAGACGAGATCAAGGATTGCATCGCGGCGTGGTCCGCTGAACGCAGCAACATCGCCCTCAAATACCAGGGCGTGCGACCATCCTGGGTGAGCACGGACCTGGCTATCTTGGAGGAGCGGATCGCCCGCTACAAGGCAATGCTGGAGGAGGACCAATGACCGAGGAGCGAGAACTGAAGGACACCCTTGACGCTGTATGCGACGTCGTTACAGCGTTTCAGAAGAGCCTACCTGATGACTTCGACGAGGAGATGCTGTGCGCCTTTATCCTGACGGTTGTGAGCATGGCTCACGGGCTGCAGAACACAGCAGCATACCTCCGCTACCTGTCTGAGGTGGCCAACACACCTGAGTCATTTACCGTCCACCACATGGACCACAGCATACATTAAGGAGAGCACGATGCACGGACAACAAACCAAAGAGCAGACGTTTCAGATCTGGGAGATGAAGCGGCAGGGAATGAAACCGAAGGAGATCGCCGCGGCACTGGATGTGTCTTACAGCATGGTCAACAGTGCCTTGTACCGTGGTCGACAGCATGGAAGACTTGCGTCCAAGGGGCGAGGGGACATCCGCTACCAGCTGGCGCAACAGAACGTGAAGTACGGATCGATCAGCGACATCCTTGCAGCGTTGACCCGAGAGCAGGTAGACTGGCTCAGCGATCAGACCTTGGGAACAGGGTGCGCGACACTTGCGGAGTATATCGTAGAAGTCCTTCGGGACGCCCACACAGAAGAAACACAAACGGAGACAACCAATGCTTAATATGATTGAGAAAAAGAACATCATCGTAGACCAGGTCACAACAGTGGGCAGCGCCTTTGCTGCAACGGAAGAAGGCGAGGCGGTGTTCATCAACGCGCGTATCGTCAGCGCCGTGAAGATCAAGCACGGTGACGTGCTGGAAGCCCACCTGATGCCGAACTACGAGGACAAGCGTGACCACGTCCCGTGGCGTGCTATGCGGGCCGTGGTCCGAGGTTCGATCTTCGATGATCTTGACGACGAGGAGGAAACGCCAGATGTGGTGATCAACTACAAACCTCACGAGCACATCAAGGATCTGCTCGAGGATCACGGACCGATGCGCACGGCGACGATGGCACGGATGATGGACATGGATGCTGGCGCCGTGGGTGCTCTGTGCAACGGACTGTTTGCATCAGGCGACATCGTCAAGGCTGACGTGTTCAGCTCACCTGATCAGAGCCGTTCTTCGCACCGGGTGTGGGCGATTCGCACTCGGGACTTTGATGAGGATCCGACAGAGGAATAAGCCAGTAGTGTTCGAAGGAGGTGTAGCAATGCCTCCTTCCGAACACATGGGTCCAGATTTTCCAGAACCTGTTCTCACTTTGTAAGCGCCACGCACGGGAGCACAGGCTCTCGTGTGTATCACGGAATGATACACCGTGCAGCAGGCTGCTGAGGGCATTTAGTTTCTGCATATCCGTTCGTTCGTCTCGTTGTGGACAATGATATCGACCATGAGGTTACGATCATTCTGCAACAACCATGAGACAGTCTTGTCGGAATCGAAGTATAGAGGCGAGGCTATGTCGCAGTATGTGTCACCCGTTATCGTTGCGCACCCACTTAGAAGAGCGCCGCAGCAGGACATCGTCATCAAGAGCTTGTACGTCATCCTGTACATCCTTTGCTTTGAGTATCTTTTCTAGGCGGTCATCCTTGATCTCATATTCGAGCTCATCCCTGCCATCGGCACGCCCTCGGTAGTAGACAGTCACGACTGCCACCAAGGCCGCACCAATCAGCGCCGCATACATCTTCAGTTTGCCGAGCAAGAACATTAACGGTCTCCGAGGTTCCATTTCTTGAGACGCTCGAGGTCAACTACCCCCAACGCGACCAGAGCCACCAAGGCGAACACGCCCATGATCAGGAGCTTCTGCCACTCCAGCCCACCGACAGTGGCAATCGTCGCAGGTGACGCGAGCGTCGCCAGCTTTGCAACAGACGAAGCTTGGATTGTCTTGGTCTGCGCAATCTTCTTGCGCTCGGGTTTCTTCTCGGTCTCTGCGCTGTTCAACCATTTGTCCGCCTGGAAGCCTGGGCACATTTTGGGGGACACCTCATTGTGCCCTCGGACTTTTGTGATCGACGGATACTCCATGCGGAGCTGCGCGATGAGCTTGCGCAACGCACGATCCTGCTCGGGTGTGAAGTTGTCCTCGAACTTGTCGTACTGGTCCGAGCCATGGCCACCGAACAGGGAGATACCGACGCTGTTGGCATTGTGTCCCTTGACATGGGCACCGGCCTTCTCAATGGGGCGACCCTCAACCACTGTTCCATCCAAATCGATGAGGTAGTGGTAGCCTACGTCACTCCACCCTCGACCTTGTGTATGCCAGCGTCGTACCTCGTCAACCTTTTCAGTGGGTCGACGGTCCGCCCACCACTCTTTTCGGGTCGCGGTGCAATGAATGTAGATCGTGTTCAGTTTTCTCATGTGTTCACCTCAATGAAAAAGGACGGCCACAAGGGCCGTCCGAGTTTGGGAGGAAGTATGACAGGGGTAAGGTATCATACTTCCTCTGCATCCTCCAGCGCTTTCCGAATCAGGACGGAAAGCTGGCGGGCCATCGAGCGTTGCTCGCGGTCGGCGAGCTGGCGGAGCATCTCGTGATCTTCAAGTAGTAGACCCACGTTGCGAAACTTCAGGTCGGCTGCGGTGTTCTTCTTGGGCATAGCATCCTCGTCATTTGTTGTCTGTTTCTACCCCACTTGCATCGTCAGTGCAAGCCCTTCGTTTCCGACTCTTGTCGGTGCCGACCAGCTGCGGAGGCTCGTAGGATTTGTTTCGGATGTCGACGACATTATGCTTCTTCATGCTCTTGAGCATGGCATAGGCTACGTTCTCCTCGAACCCCAGGCGGACCATCTCTGCGGTGGCCGTCTTCATGGTTCGAAGACCCTTCTTGTAGTCGACGAATACTTCTATGATGTCGTCATGGTCTTCTAGCTTGTCAGTCATATCAGATCCTTTGGAAAATTCAGTCTAGCGTATGGGTTAATGCTGGCCACAAAATCGTCTCGTGCTTTAGCAGCCTCAATCTCTGAGTCGAACAAACCAAGGTGCTTGGTTTCACCGTTCACGCTGGCCTGCGCCTTCCAGCTGTCAGAGCCTGTCTGCTTGCACACACCTATAAACTTTGAGCTGGTTTTCTTAGACCACCCGTAGCTGTTTGCCCGGTTCGCTCTATGTGTCACGTTCCGAAGATTTGACCAACGGTTATCCGATCGATCACCGTTAATATGATCGATCTCTTCGGGCCACTCACCTGTCATCATGGCATATATAATTCGATGCGCACGAAGCCTCTGGTTGCACACCGAAAGCAGCATATACCCTTTATCATTCTGGCACCCCGCCTCAGTGTGTGCGTGTCTGGTGTTGAAAGACGCTGGTCTTGGTGAGGTGCTTTCGTCTCGAGGTCTCCAGTATAGCTTCCCTGTTTGGGGCTGTACTGGAGCAGTTTTT